CTTGCTAGTAGACAACCAGAGTGGCCTCAAGGGTATCGTCCAAGACGACATTTCAACAAACGTGTATAAAAAAGTTATAGTATATGGTAATGGTGAATCTAGACTAGGTAAAGTCTGGCCCACAAGTATACCAAACAGTATAGAAACATGGGGTTGTAATGCAGTCTATCGTGATATGAAGGTTGATAATCTTGTATCCGTAGATTATAATATGCAACAAGAGATATATGAATCTGGATATGCTTCAGAGAATACTTGTTGGTTTACCGATTGGGAAATACTACCAGCATTTAGTGGTATCGTAGATATTATGAGAGATACAAATCCAGCTGAACTGATAAAAGAAACATCAAGGGTTGGTAGAGGGAATGTTGTTATACAAGGTAAAGAACCAGAAACAGTTCATGCAAATGTAAAACAAGCTATGGAACAAAATCCAGATTTGGATTATGAAGATTTAAAATTAAAAGCAGAAATGAATGTAGGAATATACATCACATGGGTTGATGATAATGATATGGTCAGAGGTATTGACTATCCTAGTGGTTGGTCTGCTGGAAATACTGCACTACACCTTGCGTGTCAAGGGGGTGCTAACGAGATATACATGTTAGGTTTTGACAGTAGTGACTACAAAGAACCACTAAATAACGTGTATAAGGGTAGTGATAATTATCTGCCCGAAACTGCAAAGGGATTTAATCCAGTCAATTGGAATAATCAACTTAATACTATATTTAATGAATATACTATTGTGAATTTTAAGTGGGTTAATCCAATACATAAAATGATTAGTGAATATCCTAATGTAGAATATATAACATACGAAGATTTATACAATAACATACGATAACATAAGGAGATAAAAATGTCGTTAGATTCATTACGAAAGAGCAATTCGCTCGATAAACTTCTAAATGCAGTAAAAGAAGATTCTGCACCTCAAGAAAAGAAATCCTATAAGGACGATAGATTATGGAAACCAGAGCTAGATAAGTCTGGTAATGGTTATGCAGTCATTAGATTTCTTCCATCTTGTGAAGGTGAAGATTTGCCTTGGGCAAAACTGTGGAGTCATGCTTTTCAAGGGCCAACTGGTCAATGGTATATAGAGAACTCTCTTACTACCGTTGGGGGTAAAGACCCAGTTTCAGAACATAACACAGCTCTGTGGAATTCTGGAATTGAATCAGATAAGGAAATTGCAAGGAAACAAAAACGTAAGTTGCAGTATTACTCAAACATATATGTTGAGAGTGATTCTAAGCATCCAGAAAACAATGGTAAAGTTTTTCTATTCCGTTATGGGAAGAAAATCTTTGACAAGATTATGGCTGCAATGCAACCTGAGTTTGAAGATGAAAGTGCAATCAATCCTTTTGACTTTTGGAAAGGTGCAAACTTCAAGTTAAAAATCCGTAAGGTAGATGGATACTGGAACTATGATAAGTCAGAGTTCGATAGTCCAACTGCGATTTTAGATAATGATGACGCCATAGAAAGTCTTTGGAAATCTCAGTATTCTCTGAATGACTTTACTGCTGACAGTAACTTCAAGTCATATGATGAGTTGAAAATCAGATTAGACACAGTTCTTTCTGGTAAAACTACTGTAGGTAATGTTACAGATTCAATAGAAGAAGAAACTGTAGCCGCACCTAAAGTGGATACAACACCATCTGAGGCACCTAAAGTTGCTGATTCCGTAGATAGTGAAGACCAAGACTCTATGGATTACTTTAATAAACTAGCGAACGCTTAGTTTATGGAAACACGGTGGGCAAACCTTTAAATCTTCACGACTAGTCCCTGTTGATTTATAAACTGCTAATGCACCCCAAGAGCTCTTAGGGGTGCATTTTTTTTGTTAAATTCCACCATAACTAAGTTTACTAATAAGTGGGTCACCAGATACTATTGGATTAGTAGAAGTATGACTACTATTATACATATTATTTTGTGTTGGTGCTACTGCTATATTATTTTCTTTTGATTGTACTACATCTTTTTTTATTTCTTTTACAACTCTAATAAGAACTCCGTCAACAATTTTACCTATAATCTTTACTCTCTCACCATCTACAATGGCGTTAATTTCCCCACCTGACATTAAAAGTGCATCATCTCTTTTTTTGCTTTTATCAGCCATAACTCCTAAACTATTTTGAACTTGTGAAGTCAGTTGTTTGTCTTCATCTCTATTGTTCTGCAAAAAACGTATAGGCTTCATAAGAATCCTAAAAAACTCATTAGCGTTAGCAGCAAGCCTTTGGTCATAACCACCTAAACCATCTTTAAATGCATCTTTGCCCAATACTCCTGCTATAAATGCATTATTAGTCGCATTTGGTATATAAGGATTTAAAAGTGTTTGATTATCTATTCTTTGTCTTTCGTACTCATTTAAAGTCTTTGCATATTCTATCATAAATTTTTTATCTTTAGCACTAGCCGAATTATACATTTCCTCTACTCCTGCTCCACCTTTTTCATCAGTAGTCTTAAACATTGTTTCTTTTAATCTCTCTCCTGGCTCAGAAGCTTCCATTGCAAGTAATTTATTTTCTGCTTCACTATTGATACCAAAAAGGTTTGCTATTTTGGGGAATGCTTGATAAAATGCTTCTCCTATAGCAGAAACTATTCTTTTAAACATGATTTTTAGGTCATTTCGTACACCTACGAAAAAATCTTTTTCATCAGTTTCATAACCAAATAAACCTTTAGCAAGTGACCTTGAAAGAGATTTAAAAAATAGCACAAAATCATCTTTAAATTTTGTAAAATTATCTTTAATTTGTTGAAAATAACCTTTTTGAAGTTTTTTCCCAGTTTTCCCATAAATAGGATTATCATTATCATCTACTAAAGTATCCCTTCCAAAACCAAATAATGAACCAACCAATTTAAAGAAACTCATTACAGATGTTTTAAATTTACCTGCTGTGTCATCCGTTTTCATTTCATCTAATGTACCTGTAAAAAGACCTGTAATAAATGTAATAGCATCTTTTACGCCTGGTATTACTTTTGTTCTAAGAAGTTCAATAAATTTTGGCCAATGGTCAGAGTTAAAAAATTTATCTAGCAATAGTATTCCACCTATAGCAAGACCACCTTGAATTAATTTTTTTATTACACCAAAAATAGTTTTCCCACCTGATTTAAATGCCGCACCTATTCCAAGACCTCTATTTAATTTTCCAATACCTTTAGCTAAATTTCTCATTACTCTATTTTGATATGTTGCAAATTTTCCTGCTTTTAATAAAGCAGATGGTGCTTTTTTTCTTAACTTAGTTAATCTATCTAATATTTTTTGCCTAGCTTCTTTTCTTTTTTCAGCAGCTAGTTGTGCTTCATCAAGTTTTTTTTGTTTATCAGCAGCTATTTTATCTAAAGCAAGTTGTTTCTCTGCTTGTTTTGCTTGTTCCTCATTACCTTTTTTAATATTTTCTGTAGTTTTATCTTGAGATTTTGTTATTAATTCTGTTGAAATTTCTTGACTTTCTTTTTGACCTTCTTTTTGATTGGATATAAGTTTATTAGTTGTTTTAACTTCATCTATAAGCAGTTTAAAATTTTTATCGTCAGCCATGATTGTTTCCTACTTTTTACTTGAACCAGTATATAATCCAAACCATGCTGCACCAGCACCAACAACTACTGAAACTAAACCACTTTGTTCCATTGTAGGTGCTTCTAATGCCATGTACCATGTGACAACTTTATATAATAAGTAAATATACGTTGTTATGAATACTCTTGGAAATATTCTCCATTGGTCAACTGCATACGCTAAATCAACAGTTTTTTGATATTTATTATCCATTTCTTTGATTTTCCTTTTTCATTTCTGCTTCTTCTTTTTTAATATGTTCTATCAATAATCCTGTGTATACTTCCCTTTCCCAAGGCATCATATTTTCTAACTCCATCAAATTATATTTATGGTGTTGCATCAACGCAAAGTTAGTTTTATAATAATTATTTACTGAGTCATGTGAAAGGGCTATACTAAAAAAGAGTCCATACCCTCCAATGTCATCTTACTCGTTACTTTTGTATTTGGATTTGTTATATCAACCACCATTTTTACTTTTGGCATGGTATCAAAGAACTTCATCACACCTTCAAGTTGTTGGGTGCTAAACTGGTCAATAAAATTATCTATATCTTTATCAGAAATATCAATCCTACTATAGATTGTATCACCATCATGCACTTCATGTATGCAACTTTTCAATATAGAAAAAATAGAATCTGTTTCACTACCCTTTTTGTCTATTGTTCTTATATTATCCAAAGTAGGATATTTCATATGCATGGTAATGTTACTTGTAAGGGGTATTTTATCTGTATGACCCTCACCTATATCAACATCTAGTTTTGTTAAATCAATTTTTGTAGGAACACGAGTCTTGTTATCATCTGGACATAAAAGATTTAATTCTACCATTTCCCCTACAGATTTTGCTCTTAACTGTAAAAATATATATTCGACATCAAATAAATTAACAGTCTTTACATCTACCTTTCCAAATGTACAAGAACTAATTAAAGTTTCCATTGCATCATAAATTTGATTGTCATCTTTACTTTCTTCTGCAATCATTAATATTTTTTGTTCTTTTACTAAAAATGGTCTAAATTTAACTTTTTCGCCAGTTGATGGTACTTCCAACGTATATGTTGGAGATTCTAGTTTTGGTAATGCCATAATTTTTCATCCTTTATTATACTATAATCTTGAAAGAACCTTTGGAATGTTAGCTCTAAAGTTTCTTTCTATGTTGTTCACGATTAAATCACCAATTCTTTCACCTAAAGGTCTTGGTAAATCGCCTTCGTCTGTTAAGTTTTTCCAATATCTATATGAGAATGAAATTCCAACTGTTGAAATAGTATTAGCAGCTGCATAATCTAAAGATACTGGTTCAACACTTTTTGGAAAACATTCGACCAATTCAACCCCATATTTTCTTCTATCTTGTTCGTCTAGTTGATAAATTTGTATACCACCAACATAACTATTGTAATATCCAACATCAAATGATATTGGGTCAAATGCAAGTCTTTGCCATGTTTCAAAGAATGTTTTTTCTCTTAAATCAGTTGATAATTGAAATTGTGCTTGCAATTCTGCAAAAGAAAACCCTTGAACAATATTTCTGACTGGCCCATAAATATTCGTATCTTGTTGTGAGTCTAATGTTCTGCCTGGAAATGATATTTGACTACATCTCAATGATGTTCTTCTTACAGTACCATCTCCTTCATTTTGACCCATTATCAGAGCCCATAAATTTTTTTCTTCAGACCTACCTCCACCTTTAAACCCATTTGGTGGTTGGATAAGAATTTCATATCTACTGGGACGTGCATATCCATCACCACTACGAAATTGACTAAGAATTTCATTAAGAACACCATATGCAGTACCCTCTAATAGTGGCCCTGCTTTTCCATATTTTGCCATTAAATCATACTCCTTGAATCTGACCAAACTTTTTTCTCATTAGCTTTGCTAAATCTTTGAACTGGTAATAGGGTTGCGACAACAAACTCATCTGCATCTACCTTACGAAATGATGATTTGACATGACCAGCAAGATATCGTTTGATTGTTGGTCTTAATATTGGTAATCTTTTTAATTGATTATATTTTCTCAACACATTTAGTTTTGTTTTACTGTCAAAATTAGTGTCTGAGCTATAATCCATCAATTCATCTAATAGTCTTATCCTCAATGGTATGGGTAGGTAGTGTAGATTGATACCTAAGAAACCATCTGAATATCTCTCTATGGGTAGAACCAAAGGAAACCTATCATAATATGGTAATGTCTTTTTAAATTTTGGGTCATAAAAAAACATGTTTAGATTACCATAGAAGGGTCTAGTGTTTTGTTTTCCATCTCTTATTAGTTGCATAGCAGAAGGTTGGCCAAACTCCTTGATTTTATCTCTAAACCAATCAGTAGATTTTGGACGACCTTTAGCAGCCTTAACTACACTCTGCATATATTTACTGGGTACTTGTGCCATACTACTATTTATACTTCGGATTCAAGTGGTCTTCAGTAAGAATTTTAAATTCCATACCTCTGTTCTCACAATAATCTATCGCACACTTCCATTTGGCTTGGTTGATACCCCAAGTCTTGACTTCGTTATACCATCTCTTGGTTTTACGTTTAGGTATTTTAATAGGTTCTTTACATTGAGCCTTAGGTTTGACCTCAATAATAAACTTTTTATATGTACCATCACCTTGTTTTATCTTGATATAGAAATCTGGGAAGTATCTATGCATTCTTCCGTCCCACGGCGACCTATAGGGCACTATAACTTCCTCACTACCCCATTCTACAACCTTCTCATTCCTATCACAATATACCATAAACTTACGTTCCCACAAAGAACGATAGATTACCTGTGATGGATTGCCAACATATTTCTTGGGATTGTTGGGAATATATTTTCCTTTGTACGACATATTATATAACTCTTATAAATAGTTTAAATCCTATAGGAGTATTTATACATGCCATTTTCATTTCGTACAGCAGCTTTAAATTTTGGAACTTCTGTTTTAACAAATACTATTTCAAACGCTATATCTCGTAAAAGTGGTAGAGGTGGTTCATATGATTTTGCAGATTTAAACAACTTTAGTGAAGGCCTTGGAAAACTTGGAATGAAAAATCTTAGATATCCCTTAGATGTAGAAGCAGCTCCAGGCTTAGGAAATCAAGGACATTATATTATGTTCTTTATTAATGAACAAACACGTTCAGAGTTGAAGGTTGGCAGAGGCACAGGATATAGGGGAGGTACAGGTGTAGGAGACCATGGCTTTGGTTCTAATACAAAAGGAAATTATAACTATACAGCTCCAAAAAAAAGAAGTACCTATGGTTCAAATGAAGAGGATAGAGAAATTGATGGACTTAAGCTTAATGCTACAAATAAGGGTAAATTAAGAACAGAATTTGAGTTTGAAAATTTAAATAGAAAACCAGTTGGTGCTGGAGAATCAACAGTATTCGTAAAGAGAAGAGCAACAAAAAGATTAAATACTGCAATTAGTATGTACATGCCAACAGGAGTTAAAGCTACATATGGTGCAAATTATCAAGATTCTGCTATAGGTCAAGGTGCAAGATTTGCTGCTGACCTTTATTCTGATATCATGGCAGGTACAAAAGCTAGTGATGCTGTGTTAGATACTTTAGCAAATGACTTTCCTCAAGCTGTAAGAGAAGCAGCAATACTTGCTGCATTAAAATTAGCAGAAAATGTTCCAGGCTTTCAAGGTGCAACAGATGTATTAGGAATGGCAACAGGAGAAGTTGTTGCAGAGAGATTAGAACTGGCTTTTAGAAATATTAACAAAAGAAAATTTCAATATACTTTTAAGATGTTACCAAAAAGTCGAGAAGAGGTTGATATGGTACATGAAATAGTTCTTGCGTTTAAAAAACATATGTCTGCATCATTTAAAGATGGAAATAGGTCTGGAAAAACATTAGTTGTGCCAGACACATTTAATATTGAATATATGTACAACGGTAGTGGTAATCAATACCTTCATAAAATATCAGAGTGTGTATTAGAAACAGTAGATGTATCGTATGGTGGCGACAGATATAAAACTTTTGCTGGAGTTGATGGTAAAGGTGCTCCTCCAGTAGAAACCACATTATCTCTTAATTTTGCAGAACTAGAATTAATTTCAAGAGAACGTATAGAAGAGGGATTCTAATTATGTATTTTCAATCCATTCCAAAAATACCTTACGATTCATATGGAAATTATGACTTCAAAGTTGTTACCAATTTATTAAGACGTGTCGCTGTTCGTGCAAAAGTAAAAGCAAACACATTAATGTACGACACCTATGATGTAAAGAATGGTGAAACACCAGAGTCTATTGCTTACAAATTGTATGATGATGCAACTTTACATTGGGTTGTTCTTATTGTAAATGATATCACAGACCGTTATCATCAATGGCCTATGTCATACATACAATTTAGTAAATATGTTACTGAAAAATATGTTAACACAGATGGAACTTCCAATGTGAGTGGTGTACATCATTATGAAATTGCACAAAGTTCTGGTGATACCGATACTAAAATAGAGGTATATAATAATTCTGCATTGTATACTGGTGACACAGACTTTTATGCGTCTGCAACAACGGTTACAAACTATGAATATGAAGAGACACTACAAGATAAAAAAAGAAAAATTCGATTACTTGACCCAAGATATGTAGAACGATTTGTAGATGAATATGTAAACCTAATGAGAGAGTCAGTATTGTAATGTCTATGAGTGGAACAGGCTACGGTATACAGTATGCTGGTGAATATACGTTAAAAAAATTACAGTTGATTAATGCTGATGGTCAAAAAAGTATAGATTTAACTGGGATAACATTAGAAATAAATATTTTTGAAAATATATTTTTAAATGCAATTTCAGCAAGTTTGATGGTAGTAGATACAGCTGACCTTATTAATAATATTGGAATTTATGGACAAGAGTTTGTTGAGTTAGAAATAGAAACCCCCTCTTTGGACGATTACGCTATCAAACAGACGTTTTCAGTATATAAAGTTGGTGCAAGAGAAGACGCAAATGCTGGAGCTTCAATATATGAATTGTCTTTAGTATCCCCAGAATTTATGTTAAACCACCGTAGAAGAATATCAAAGAGTTATAACGGAAATATATCTACCATAGTAGAGGATGCTTTGACAAATGACCTTTATGTTCAAACAGAAAAAGAACTATTCATAGAACCAACTAAGGGCGTTAGAAACATAGTTTCTCCAAACTTACATCCATACATGCTTATACAAAATCTTGCATTGGAAGCACAATCAGCAACAAGTGCATCTCCCCATTATCTGTTTTTTGAAAATCTGAGGGGATTTTGGTTTATAAGTTTACAGGAGTTATATAATCAAGACACGATAGGCGTGTATAATGCAACTCAAGCTGGAGAACTCTTAGACAATAAAACAATTGATATTCAATCACAACTAGAAGCAGTTATAAACTATAACATTACAGGAAATAATGATACTTTAATGAACATAAAAAGTGGAATGTTAGGTTCTACAATTATCACGCATGATATATATAACAAGAGTTACAATAAAAATACTTATGGGTATTTTAATGATTTTGAAAAACATGGCAGGATAGATGCAATGCCTATTTATAGTGACGAAAGGGGTATAGGAAATTTTCCAGATTCAAGAATATTTGTTAATCCCACATCAACAACCACAGATTTTCAAGACGCACAACATCATGGACAATCTTCTGTCACATCAAATCAATTATCAGAAACTTTACTTCACCGTAAAGCAAGATTTGCTGAATTGGGTAATGGAATTAAAGTGCAGATGCGAGTAAACGGAACTACCACTCTAAATGCTGGTCAAAAAATTGTGTTTGATAAACCAGCAAATAGTGAGTTTGGAAATAGACTTGACCCAGATTATCAAGGAGAATTTTTAGTTACACAAACAAGACACATCTTCACTCAAGTAGAAAAGAAACATGAAATAATTTTTAGTGCTGTAAAAGACGCAGTACCACAACAACAATAAAGGAGAACTCTCTATTAAAAAAAGTAAAACTCAAAATTTAAATTATCGAAGGGATAAACTTATGGCTAACGCAAAACGCAAACACAGAATTAAGAACATGAACTTTCAACTACAACATAGGAGAATTGAACAACCCAATACGAAAACCGATAAATACGAGTTAATAGAGAAGGTCAAAGATGAAATACTTCAACGAACTACAAGAAGGGGTGTACGACCCCAACATATTTAAGGCGTTCTTCATAGCTGGTGGGCCTGGCAGCGGTAAGTCATTCGTTGTCAGACGCACCACAGGTGGATTAGGTTTAAGAGTGGTTAACTCAGATGATGCATTTGAACATCAACTGAAGAAGGCAAACTTGTCCCTAAAGATGCCAGCATCTGAAACAGAACCAAGAGATGTAGTACGAGATAGAGCAAAACAAACAACTGCATCTAGAAAAGCAGGATATATTGAAGGTCGTCTTGGTATCATCATTGATGGTACTGGTAGAGATTATGATAAGATTTCAAAGGAAGCCACAGAACTACAACAACTAGGGTATGACACATATATGATATATGTCAACACATCACTTGATGTTGCACTAGAACGTAATGCAATGCGTGCTAGAACTATCGCTACTCCTATCGTTACTAAGTCATGGAATGATGTGCAAAAAAATCTTGGTAAGTTCAGTCAGTTCTTTAGACAAGGACTTGTGATTGTGGATAATAATGATGCTGGTGATGATGTATTCGATATGGTGTCTAAACAGATAAGAGGTCTTGTAAAGAAAAAAGTTAAGAATACTAGGGCCATGCAATGGATACGAAACGAATTAGATAAGAAAAAACGTAGATAATCCTTGACAAACCCTTCATAATCTGGTACACTATACATAGTGATTCAGATTAATGAGAGGAAATATTATGAGTAAATTAATTGATAATTATGACAAAATGTATAACAAGGAAATGGTTTCTGTTATACACACAGCATTTGAAGATGTCCCAAGAGTAGTCGCTATGGTTTGGGTAAATTCAAAAAATTCAATAGCAGAAAAATTAGATAAAGCATTTATGTTAACCAACAGTATCAATGATGCGTGGTGGAACAACAAAGATGTAGAGGCTATGTTCCCAGATAAGGCATGTAGGTCTACTAGTGTTGGCGACCAAGTACTCATAGATGGTAAGAAATGGGTTTGTGATGTAAGTGGTTGGAGAAAATTATGATAACAGCAATAATGATAATAACATCAATGTACATACATGGAGATATGCGAACACATATGCCATCTATGAAAGAATGTCATAAAGCAAAGACAGAGGTTTTACTACAAGACCCTATGGCAAAGATAATATGTATACCACACTATAAAGAAGATAAATCTTCAAAGATGAGTGAACGCATGGG